CCGCCTGTACTGAAGGAGCCGCAGAATTCATTTCATCTAAAAACAGAATTATACATTTATGTTTTTTAGCCAATTTTTCATCCGGCAATTCTGAAGGTTGTGCCCAATCCATTGTGTTTTCTTTTGAATTGAAATATGGAATACCTTTAATGTCTGTAGGTTCCCATAAACTTAATCTGATATCAATCACATGAGCATTCATGTTTTCACCGATTTGGTGTATTACTTCTGATTTACCAATACCTGGGCCTCCCCATAAAAATATTGGTCTTTTAATTTTTAGTGCGTGTAAGATACTAGCCTTTGCCTTGTTTGGGCTAACTTGTCTAGTTGCTATTGTGTCTTGTTGTGCTTTTGCCATTTTGTACTCCTTTTGTAACTTGTTGTATAATTTAATAATACATTCTGGTACTCCAAAAGTCAACCCTTTAAGATGTCAAGGTTTATGCGGGTTCTAGCGTCTGTGGATAACTTATTCTGAGGATTCTAGCCTAGAAATTGCTTTATTAAGTCCGTATTTTCTTATATCACCTGAAAACAACATCAATTCCATTGCTTTTCTTTCGTTGGTAACAACAATACCGTCTTCTGCTAGGTAGTAAGGACAATTAATATATTTGTCTAAAAATATTATCACCTGAGTGGTAAGAGTAAAGTCTACAGGAAAAGGAACTTCGTAAGTTTGTATATCTAATTTTTCTGTGATGAATTCGAAACCTTCATCAGTTAATCTCAAACCGCCCAAACGTCTTGTGTTTTTCCACCAAACAGGCATGTATTCTTTCATCGTGTTTTGACCCAATGAAATATTGGCTTGTTTTAGAAATATTTTGGTGTAAGATTCTTTGGTAATCATTGTTCACTGACAGTTTCACCTTGGGTCAATTTGACCACCGTGAACTTTTCAGTGCTGAACATTGTGTTCAATTTTTTTGCTAGATTGAATGCGTGTCCAGGATTTGAAAATGAAACTTTCTTGTATTTAGGTCCAGGATAATTGTTCAATAAATTAGATGACTTCAAATTGAAGGGTTTGTTTTCATAGAAAACTGCCCAAATGGCATCAGCCGCTAAAACCTGCTCGGATTTATAGTCACTTTTGTTGACGTTTTCTAACAAAATTGTTGGTTTAGGTCTACTCATATACACAATATTTATCAATAGTGTATAGGTTTTATTAGTATATAATTGGATTTACAGTCCGCCGCCGTCTACTTTTATGTCTATTTCCTGTTCACTAGAAGGCTTAATCAGCAATGACTCGTAGTTGCCTGCCAGTCTAGCCAGTACTGTGCCTAAACTGTATGCTATTTCCTTTGCACCTGCAATGTCGACTGTAATTTGTTTTTGTTGTGACTGATCAGCATTCTTTATCTGTAGAAGTAAACGTTCTAATGGTGCTGTATTAATCGGTTTTGTTTGCATTGGCTAACTCCTGTTTCATTTCTAATTGTGTTCTAAACGGTCCTCTAAAAGGATAACTCTCTAAAGTTAAAAGTTTAGGACAAAAACTTCTTACCCAACCTTTCTCAAAACGAATAATATAATATCCTGCACAATATAAACTTTTTGATTTTTTACTCTTGGTAAAAAGTGGCAACTTTTTTTGCACATCAAAAATTTGATTGTATGCAATAAATTTACTAGGATAATCATACACAGAAACTTCTTTTGGTCGAGATTCTCCAACGGTACGTTCTACTGTAGAACCCCACATCCAATTGCCAGTAAATTTATTCTGCAATTGTTTTTGATTATCAAATATCATTGTGCCTGTATCACAACTGAACATGTATCTTCTATCTTCTTGTTTACAGATTGTGCCAAGTTTTCTACCATCTTCTTCTAGTATCCAAAACCGTCCATTTAATATTGGCTTGGCGAAGTATTTTATCATCACATTAATCTCCTTTTTTATATTTTGCATTTAAGGGTTCTGCATACGATTCTGGAGAATCGGCAATTCTTTGCATGTCCCATTTTGCACAAAATTTCATTAGTTTGATACCCACTTGATCAACTTGTTTAGGTTCTGTGGCATCAATTGTTTCATTTATAATTTTTCTTATTTCATCAGGCTGTGCAGTTAAATCGCACAGTGTAACGTTTCTGTTGTAGTCATCTAATACTCTGTGTTCGGCCCCTTCATGATCTACCCATCTTTGAAGCATTAGATTATTCCAGTTGTAACCTTTAGTTTCTCTATCTGCAAATGCTTCTTGCAATCCTACTTTTTTCTTTGTACCTTTTTTACGTACGCCAGGATATGCACTGAAAACATTGTCACTGGTATCGCCACGCATACACTTTTCAAACAATAACCATTTAGGATCAGGTGCAGGCTTTTCTTCTTTAGTTTTTTTGTCTATTACTCTTTTATTGTTTTCATCAAAGTAGCCTTCATGCGTTGTTGTAACTTCTTGAATACCGTTGTATTGCTTTACATTAGGTGCAATCAATTGTGCAAAATCACCATCTGTGGAAACAATAACATGTTTATCATCTGGGTGGGATTGAATCCAACCTGCAATTAAATCATCTGCTTCTAATTGAGGGTGTTGTAGCACTGTACAATTTGTTTTATTTGCAACAAATTCTTTAAAATTATCAAATGTTTCCCAAAAAACTTCGTCTTCCTCTATTTCAGTTTGGTTTCTAGAGTCTCTTGCATCTGATCTATTCCTTTTGTAAGGAGCATAAACATCTTTACGCCAACTTCTTCCTTCCATACAAAATACAACATGACTTCCTTCAAAATCTCTCCAAACTTTACGTATTGAATTCAAAGTTATATGCAACGCCATACCAATTTTATCATCAAGATCACCCCTGATAACGTGTCTTGCTCTGAAAAAGGTATTTGCTGTGTCTACTAAAATGTATGTCATGTGTTAAATTCTATTGCGTTAGTGGTATCTCCTTCATAAAAATTTTTATCAAATAAGTCAAATGCTATACTGACTCTTTCATTGTTATCCTGATGTGCATCTGCTTGATGAAATATAAAACTTGGAAATAAAGTGAGTCCGCCTGCTACATTATCAGTCTTATACACCATTCTAGGATTAACGTGATTGTGATAGACAGTTTTCGTGTTGTATTTTTCTAAATGCAAGTTTCCACTCAAATATGAAAAATGTTTAGCACCGTGGCAATGAATGTCTATTGCTTGGTCTTTTCGAAGTACATTGGCCCAACAAAACATTATACATTTTCTGGGCTGTGTTTTGTATTCATTCATAAAATTAACATAACTTGTTTGTAAAAATTTTAACAAATTTTGAAATGCAGGCAGGTCTTTAGTTAATTGGAAAACATTGTAATTTTTATATTGAGCAGTCAAACTTTCGTCACCCAAACCTGTACCACCGTCATCTTTTGTTGTGGATTTGTGTTTCTCAATGATATTTTTTTCGTTGTTTAGTATCCACTGTTTCATATCAATTAATCCTTGGGAATCTTTATAATTGTCAAACCACAAAGGTATATTCCATGCAGGCGAAAACTCTGTGAGTGGATGCATACTTTTATGGATTTGTAACATTAACTGATCTCCGACTTGTCGTCACTTAAATTTTTTGTGCTGATATAACCTGCACTTCTTGATGGATCTTGTCCTTGTTCTTGAAGAATGTTTTTAGCAATAGTTTTAAACCATTTATCAACTATTTCTTCGTTGGATTCGCCTTTGTAGCCAGCGTCTATCAACTGTTCTATAAATTCATTGTTCCAATCTAATTCAAAGAAACCATTCTTAATGTTGTCTTTGTTGATGTGTGTGTTTAACACAGCAACCCAAGGCTTTCCTTCTTTGGTTGCTTTTTCTTTTTCCTCCATCAATGCTGTCATCTTAGGATCTTTTACAGTATCTTTAACAACTTCAACCTTTTTCTTTTTAACAAATATTTCTTTAACTTTGTTTACAATGTCCATTTTTTATTCTCCATTTTCATTTTGTCTGTGTTAATCTTATCAAGTCCCCCAGGCATTTCCGAATATGTCGACGTGTAGTCTTGGAGTGTATCTCCATCCTCTTGCCATTGCCAATTCGGCAACCTTTCTTGTGTTGAGGCTGTATGTTTCTGATCTTCCTCCCAGTGGCATGACATAAACGGGAACGTTGATTCCCACTTGATTGTACTCGGCAACTGCTTTTGCAACTTCATCAACATCGGAAGAATCAGCAACCACAAATTTAAAATACATTTGACTGTTAGGAATCCTATTATAAGCAAGAGCAATTTCAGGCTTGATAGCAGTGTTCCAAGGTTCACCTGATACGGAAAGTTTTGGAGAGCATGACCAAGTGACTTGGAATCTGTCTTGTTTTCTGAGATAGTCTTCAAAATCCTTGTGTAAAGTTTGCGTTGTGTTTGTTTCGAATGTAACATTTTTCAGGTCCTTCATTTTTGGATGTTCAAATAATTCTATGTAAGTTCTTTGCCATCCTAACAAAGGCTCACCGCCTGTTAATATAAAGTGTACATCTTGTCCATTAGACATTGTCCACTTGCCTTCAGGAGTTAATGATAACACATGATCCACTACTTCGTCAATGGTCTTGTCCATCATATACTTTTTAAACTCGGGGTATATACTGGCATAAGTGTCACAGCCTGTGTGTACTATTGGCAAGTCTTCAAATTTATCCACTTTGTCCAATATTCCTTTATCCAATAACTGTTTAACTTCAGGATTGTATTTGATCCCTTGTTTCAATTTGTCTGCTCTGTTTGGTTCTTTGTCTAAACCAAAGTTCATGCATCTAAAGTTACAACCAAACGTTCTTAAGAATACACTGGGTACTCCTACAAAACGTCCTTCGCCTTGAACACTATAAAATGCTTCTGAATATCTTAGTTTACTTGACATTGTGTCCTTCAGTTATCATTTTGAATACTCCTGTTGAAGTTTTATGTTATCCATGAACTCTTTTTTAGTTCCCATGTCCTCATTAAAAGCACCTCTTAACACAGTTGTCTGTGTTAAACTACTGTGAGCACTAATACCTCTGTTCTCACAACATCCATGTGTTGCTTGTATGTAAACACCTACATTAGGACTACCAGTTGCTTTTTGTATTTCATTTGCAATCACATTATTAAGTTCTTCTTGAAGTGTACCACGTCTAGCACACCATTGTGCAATACGTGTATATTTAGAAAGACCAATCAATCTTTCTGCGGCAATTATACCAATGTATGCTACACCAGTCACTGGTTGATGATGATGTGAACACACACTTTTAATTTCGCTTCGCACAACCAACATGCCTTTATAACCATCATCGATGTGATTAGGAAATGCAGTTGCATTAGGCATAGGATCATAACGACCCACCATTAGTTCATTGATATACATTTTCGCAAGACGTCTTCCAGTGTCCATGCTGTTAGGATCGTTTACTCTGTCAATCAATAAACTATCAAGTACTGATTCGAACTTAGGTGTAAGTTCATCAATAAGTGCTTGTTTGTCACCTTCTTGTAATACAGAACTGATGTTATCACCAGCCCAATATCTAACTCTCTTTTCGTCCAGTCTTTGTTTTATCCTATCAGATGCTTTCATTAATCTCTC